GCATGGCATTGTGCTAACTCATACGGTAATGCAAATTATGCCAGTTGGGAAGTATGCCAATCAGAGGGCGATTTAAATCAGTTCTTGAGGAATGAACAAGCGGTACTAGATGACGTAGCTAAATATATGAAACAATGGGGACTAACTCCTAATCGTGATACTGTGAAGCTACATCAGGAGTTATCATCTACTTCATGTCCTAGACGCTCCGTAGAGGTACATGGTGGTACGGTGGAAAGTTGTCGCTCATACTTTATCGCAGAACTAAATAAGCGCCTTACAGGGCAAACTGTAAGCACAGATAACAATAACACAACAGAAAGCGGAGAAATTGAAATGTTTCTAATTAATTGTAAAGACACTAAAAATTGGTATGTATGCAATGGAGTATCAGCACGACATGTTAAAACAACTCGTATGCTTGCCGGTTTCCAAGGTAAATTTGGAGCAATCAAGTTACCAGAAACAGTTATGTATCAAAAGGAATTTGAAGCAGAATATGGAAAAGTAAACTAATAAAAAAAGGCCACCTTAATTGGTGGCTTTCTATTTTTTAATTTTTTATTTTCTTTGCGTAATGGCCTTTTATTGGTCTATTATTTCTGATTGAGGCGCAAACAGCACTTCTATCCATTCCGAGCAACGACGATAACTCTGCTCCTGATTTATACACTTTACCGTTCCATTTTACGGGAATAGATTTACCTGACCTAACTTCAGATCCTAATATTTCATAAGCTCTCAAATTGTTTTCTTTCGGCGTCACATATTCGAGGTTTTCAAGTCTATTATCATGTTTATTCATGTTGATGTGGTCTACGTGTTTTTCACTATTACCGCAAAATGCTGTCATAACAATTCTGTGTACATATTCTATTTTATTATTTATACTGGTGACTAAATAACCAACTTTCGAAGGACTTAATTTTTTGGGAATTAATTTATTATTTTCTATTTTCCAAACTTCACCAACACTACTAACCATATATACATCTTTATATTTTATAAATTTTCTCATTACCACTTTGTTCCTTAATTGCTTACCTGATTAATTGCTTCAATAATATTATTGCCGGTATTTATTAGAATTTCATCACTTACAGTTACACTATTTCTTGAAAATAGTTCTTTCTCAATCTTCATGAAGTGCATTGCTTTAGCTAAAAACTGAGCAGATGATTCATAGTATAATGTTTCTAGTTCATCATCTGAAAGCTGTGTTAAATCATCATTAGCAAAAGTTGTGAGTTTTCGCTTAATCTCTTTGCCATTGTCATCTTCTTCTATATAGTAACGCTTCATCTATTCACTCCTCTAATTTCAAATTTTTCAATAATATACCGCTTAGAACCAAGCTCAAAGCTGACTAGATAATTATTGAAAGGGTCATTCTTGTTCAAGTCATTCGCAATCTTTCTAGCTGTTTGCTGTGGATTTTTTGAACTATTAATCTCACTCGTATAATTGTGTAATATCATCTCATTGCCTCCCTTTGCATTTTGCGCTTTAGTCGTTGTTTATACAGATATTCTTTACTTGGCTTTAAACTATCCAATAACTCATCTAATAAGTCCAAAACCTTTCCTCCAGAACCTGCACTATCCATTTTTTTAAGTGTAAGCTCGTGCATTTCATCATCATTGAAAAACATAGTAAGATAAGGGAATACTACGGTATGTGGTAAACTCAAGCGTGATTGAGTTGTATGTAACTTAGGCCATGTACCTGTCTCATCTTTAATTTTTAACTCAAGTTGGTTGATTCCGATACCTTGCTCTTTTAGTACGCTAGTAATTCTTTCATATAAATCTTCGTTTGTCATTATGCTATAACCTCAATTATTTCTGTATGCTTTTTAACTTCATGCCTTTGTTCTTCTGGAAGTAATTCATTCCATTTTAAAGCCTCTTTTTTATCATAAAACTTACGTGATTTAATTTCTTTTTCCAATATCCAAGATACTGTGTAGTATGTGAATTCGTCTTTCATTATCCAATTACTCCTGTCTTTATGTTTAGTCTTTGCTGACTTGATAAGTGATATAAATTACACCACTTACAGTGATAAGCTCTAACTGGTATCTTATCAGCTTTCTTTTTGTTATGCTGGGCATTTACTATTGAATATAAAGCGCCCATTTTTGTGTATTTGCGTTTTTTACACATATTATTCACTAGCTTTCTTAACCATTGCTTGCTGAAAAGTTATATTACTTCCTTCAAGCATATTACTTTGGATTTCTCCTTGTTTAATAAACCCTTTTTGTTCTAATTTAATTACTTGTTTTGTTAATCCTTTTAATGTAAATGCTGTTGCTACTTTAATTTTGTCCTTAGGTTTTCTGTTAAATAATTTCATTTGTTTTTTCACCAAAACTTTCTATTTTCATGTCTTCGTAATTAATTATCAAAAACACTCCATTCATTTATCGTAAATAATTCAAAGCCGTTCAGTTTGCTTTGTTTTTTAATTTCCACTTGGTTTCTATCTAGGTCTATCAGCAGTTCAATTACAGGTCTACCAATATCAAGCCACCTGATGACTGTATTAGCTTTAAGACCGAAATACTTAGCACATTGAGCCTTACAACTAAAGTGTAATTCTTCTTCCGTCATAGGGTTATAAGCTACTACATTTATAGCTTTTTGCATTTCCGTTATTTAACCTCCTTTTCTATAAGACTATAATAACAAAAAAAGTCAATGCTGTCAAACATTAACCCTTTTTAATTATTTTATTCCTTCCCAGCGTTCAAAATC